AAAGGATCTGTTACTATTGTATCATCATCATCATATCTATAATTTACTGTTATTGTTGCAGCTTGATTTGAATCAGGATTATTGAATTCTAAATATGTAGCCCATTGATAAATACCAGCAACCTTTGGAATTATAAGATCATTTGTATCATCAACATCTAAAATATCTGCATTTGTCGGCCCAAAACTTATTGTAAATGTCGATTTTGTTTCAATCGTTTGAACGGTATATGGAGATGATTCGATTGTTAATGTTACTGCTCCACCAGATAATCGCCTTACAGCATCTCTTAAAGCAAAAATACTAGATGTAAACCCCATATTTGCTATTTGTTGCGTTTGTGGAGTATTCCCTAATAATGTTTCATTTGCTGGATCTGATATAATTATTTTGTCTGACCATGACAAAAGTCTTTTAAGATAAGACCATATTATATTTTTACCACCTGATATAGATGGCTGGCCTAATCCTACCCTATCATTGTCATCAGGTTCAATAGGACTAACTAATAATGTTTGATTAAATAGTTCCTTTGGCATGTCTTATCTTTTATGTGTCTTTCTTATTCCAGTTAATTTAGGTCTATAAGGCTTACGAGATTGGCCGCAATACCATAATGTATACGTTGTTGTATTATCGTTTAGGAATTGTCTAACTAATTCCCATTGAATCATCGCTTTTTCTCTCGCATTAATCATTAATTGCTTTTTCTCTCCAAAGCTCAATCCCTCTGCCTCGTTTCTGTTCTTTTTTACAAATCCTGTGAAAGTATCTGCAACATCACTCTCTAGTATTTGTTGTGAGTAATTCATATAAGCCAATACATATCGCAATCCCTTAAATTTAATAGTGTCACCATTACAATCTTCAAATGTTCCACCATCCAATAAAGTTGCGTTTCTAGGTTCAGTCGGGTTATCCTGCAAATCTTGCAATAAAGCAGCACCTAATAATTTTTGTAAATCATTTTCTTCAACCTCTAAAGCTAATTGGTCATAATTAGTTGTGCCTACTGTTGCTTTGACCGCATTAGCCCAATTAGGCGATATTGTCTTGATTGCTTGCTGTTGCGCCAGGCTCAATAGTGGTGCCATCTTCTTCTTTTTTTATTGGTGTTCCTATCATTTTTCTTGCCACATCTTCGCTAATACCGTATATTTCCTTTACAATTTCAATAGCTGATTCCAAATCGCTATTCCCGATTGATACTGCTTGCTGTAAGCTTATAAGAGCTTGAACGCCACCTACAGAACCTTTTAATGTTGCTTGGGATTCAAGTCGTTTTATTTCAGCTAAATCTTTTTGTTCTTCAATTTCTTCCTCTATCAACTTTAAAGGTTTTATTTTCCAATTAGTATTATTCCGAAGCTCTGATTTTTTAAATAGCTCTGCAAAGGCTTCTGAAATCAATTCCCTGTCATCATTTGTGACGGCATTATAGAAATTTGTAGCTTGAACAATTGCCTCTCCGGACGTGCTGCCTAATTGATTCTGCTCATAATCAATCAATATAGCTGGAATACCTCTAATTGACATCCTTATATTGTTCTTTAAGGTCTTATCCCAATTCTCGAATATCTTGTCATTTACATTACCTTTTACCTGTTCAATTTGGAAACTGTTCTTTGGAAACTCACCCGTTTCCGGGTCTAAATCGTCCTCTATGACCATCACAGTCTCGCCATCTGCACCAACGAAATCGACAATATCTTTCGCTACTGTATCATCTTGTTCTTTTAATCGTGGGTCGTCTTGATCGCCATTAATACTAGTAGGTTCAACGTCCTTAAATTCCTTCTGTTTACGAATTAATACCTTATCAAAAAAACCATTTCTTGCCTGGCGATTACGGTATAAGCTAATCTGCTGCTCTGTGTCAACATCCATATAAGCAGCATCAAAAGGAGAAAGCGGATAGAAATAATTATTATCAAAAAATAAAAAGAATATCTGACCTTTATAACTATCTACTTTTTCTTCTGGTGTTTTACCTTTAGAGCTTGCAATCTGCGATTGCGTTACCTTTTCATCATTTGTGAAGATATGATAAGGAATAGCTTGTTTTACATCATATTTTCCTGTGTCAGAATCCTTATCCCAATTATTATAAAACAATATCTTTGCACTGAATCCTGTATCATCAGGCTTTGAGAATCTACCATTTTTAAATGGTTTTAAATGAACTGTCCCTGTCTGTCCTTCTACGCTCTTATTCGCATGAATATAAAATCCATTAAAAAAACTTGCACTATCAGCGCATTGTCTTAGTAATGAACGAACAGTAATTTCTTTTCCTCTCTGATCTTTGCCTATAACAATTGAGTTTATTGCTTCATTTTCAAAACCACCTCCGGCTAAAAATTTTGAATAAATGCCAGCAGCGGCCTTTGCGGTTACGCTTCCGTTAATAGCTAATTCCATTAACTGAGGATAGTCGTTATTCTCACCGAATATCATCAAGCCATTAACGCCATCTGCTTTAATTTGCTTATTAAGCTTAATGACTGCCCTCTTGTCTATGTCTTCTTTTGTTAGCCGCTTGCTTGACATTATTATGCTTTTTTATGTTTTGGACCTCTTTTTTTCTTTGTCTTTTTTACTTCATCTACCTTCTCAATAACTTCTTCAACAGCTTTAGTCTTGTAACCTTCAGGCAAAACTAAGAATTGTGATTCAGTTAAGTAACCTTTTTTTAATGCATCAATTGCATCTTCGTCATGTATTAACGCATCTGAATAATGCTTACATGCTTTTCTCGGATAAATTACACCTTCCCATGCTGGTTTACATGTTCTGGCTTTTATTTTTTCAGCTAATTCAGCTTTCATAATTCCATCTTTTAATAATTGTCTGTAATAATTACGCTGAGACCTTGCACATGTCCCTGGCGCTTTACCTCCTATATATAATAGCGAATAACACTTCAATAAAGATAATGATAATTGAGGTGATTTAATAACCACCTCAACATCATTTCTTAATATTTCATTAATTTCATCAATCATTATACTCCAGGAGTTTCAAGAGCTACTAATAATGCTAATGTAGTGGCATAATCAGTATCAAACACTGTATAATCACTGTAAACTTCTGTATCTCCATCCTGTGAAGTTAATTCAAGAACTCGCGCCCCGTTAGCATCGTTTTCACGCTTACTATCAGATGTTGGATATAATCCAAACTCAACACCCTGCATTAGCCGCTTTCTGATCTACTTTCTCAGTGATAATCATGAATCGTCCAATCCTATCAATAGCCTCAACATCTGCTGCTTTAACAGAGTAATCATTGAAACTAGCAAAGTGTGTAAACCTGTCGCTTCTTCCTGCCTCAATCACTCTGTCATGACCAGTATTTAACCCCTTACGGCTAACTGTTAAAGTATAAGCCTGTACCCCTACGCCATTAACAATGCTAGTTATTTTGCTTCCATTCGTAGCATCGAATGTAAATGTAAAATCATCATCCAAATTCAATAACCACGCCTTAGTCTTATTGCCTCCAACTGTTTCAACTGTACAATCGGCTACAATATCCTGTACTATTTTTTCTAAACAACTTAATGCCATAATGAAAATATTTAAAAGGGGAAATTAATCCCCTTCGTGGTTAGTATGCTACAACAATCATGTATTCCTCTAGAACTTTAGAGTCAAGGGTGAAACCATAAGCCAATTTATTTTGGCGGTTATCCTTGTCATACCACATATCAAGCTCTTCAAAATCTGATTCGCTTAATGTTCCGATTGGCATGTTTTCAGGAACAGTTAATACAATCCTATTAGGTAGATAGTAAGCGTTATTTGTGGTATTATCAACAAAATCAGCATACAAATCAAGATCCCAAACAGTTTCCATATTAACAACTTCCTTACCGTTCCATTTCAGCATTCTGAAACCTTCCTGGGTATAGTCAATAGTGAAGTTTTCGCCTGCTGATTGCAATGATTGGCGGTAATTCTCCCAAATTGAATTTGACACATAAAACTTAGCGTTAGGGTCTGCCTTCAATCGTGGGTCTGCAAGTTTCCATACTTGTTCGAAATATGTATCTTTAGCTAAATCAGATGTTAATGCAAGCTGTGCAGCTTTAGTCACCTCTGCATTCAAGGCAATAGTATAACGGTTAATATCTGTAGCTGTTACGCCTGTGAATATTTGCTTCCATAATCCATCGAAATAATCATAGAACTTAACATCACCTGCACTTACTAAACCAGCAGTACCAGCGGCAGCAGCGGCAACAGCAGTATCGCCAAACCAAGCGGCACGCCAAATAGTACGCTGCATTGTTTCAAGCATAAGAATTGAGAAGAAAATTTGAAGGTCAGTACCCTCAATTTCAAATAAATCACGGTAACGCTGAATCTTTGTGAAATATGCCTTAAATAAAGCATTCAATTCTTTGTTACAATGAATCATTGTGTCCTCAATAATGACCGGCTCCCAATATTTCTGAGTTAAGATGGAAGCTGCGCCAGATGTTTGTCTGTCGCATCCACTACCTTTTAGACCTGTTTTGCCAAACTGAGAGGCGAAAACAATTTGCTCCTTCATTTTCACGCCTGTTTGAATACCATGCAAAGAAAGTAATTCAGGTCGTGTGAATACCTTTTCGATAATAAACGACTGAATTTCCTGTACTTCTTGAGGGTTCAGCGTTAAACCTGTGGTATCTAATCCTGTAGCCATAATTAACTATTTTTTTTGTATGAAAATGATTTTTTATTCTCGCCTTTATTACCAGGTACATTTGGTTTAGGCGTATCACCTGAGAATTTGTTTTTGAAATCTACAAACTCATTGCGTACCGTTTCAAATTGTGAATTAACATCCTGTAGAGAGTTTTTGAGTTTATCCCTTTCTATCTCTACTGATTTAAGTGAGTTTTGAACCTCAGCAAGCTCAGCAGTTAATTGTTCTTTTTCTGCTTTCAATGCCTCCATTTCTTCGTTGCCTTCTTCGGCTGGTTTCTGAATCTCGGTCAATACGCCATCAGTAATAACATAAACAGTGCCATCCTGCATGGTGTAATTTTCTGTCTTTCCAGGTTCACCGTTTACATTAACAGGTTGACCTGTTGTAATCTGTTCTGCCGTTTCTGCCTCTGTAAACTCCAACTCATTACCATTGGTATCTGATACCATGATATTTCTCGGAGAAAACAACGCTTTGAAATTGGCAATAAGCTTATCCAGCTTCGATTCAATGCCGGAAAGCTTCTCCTTGTCTTTTTCCTTATCCAGCTTCGATTCAATGCCGGAAAGCTTCTCCTTGTCTTTTTCTTGCATGTCAATTTTCATTTTGAAATTAGTAAATAGATTCTTTATATCAGAGCCTTCCGGCTGTTCTGATTCTTGATTGATATTTTTTATTTCCTTGATTAAACCAAGCTGCAAAGCTTCATCAGCATCAAGTATTCTTTCTTCATTCATCAGGGCTTGAATCTCTTCCTTACTTCCATTAAGATGAGTTACATATAGATTTAAAGCCCTTTCTTGTTCTGCTCGCAAAAATTTTGCATTTTTCTCCATTGCATCAGCATCTCCTATCTCCATATTCCATGGATTATGAATTAAATACCTGCTATTTGGAGTTCCCCATGGATTTTTTGATGCAATTAATGGCAGAGTAGCGGCAGAAGCGCAAACGCCAATAATGCCTACATTAATATCATTGCTTTTGACATAATCATACATTGCCAATCCTTCAAATAAAGAACCGCCTATTGAATTAATAAGAATAGAATTT